GCTCTGAAAGAGTGTCTTTGTCAAGTTTAGTTAGTGACTCGTATGCTTTTGTCACTAGCTTTGCCTTTGAGACATCCTTAAGCGATTCGCCATTGTCATTGTCGGCTTTTCGCTTTTTCTTTCCCGGTACAGAATCATCTGCCTTGAAAGGTCCGGTGTCTTCGTCGCCCTTTACAACTGGTGCGCCAAGGTCTTGTACCTTGTCAGCAGTTTCACCGTCAGCCGCCACTACTGGTGCTGCGGTTTCGCCTTTTTGTGCGTTTGCGGTAATCTCATCTTTGTTGAGTTTAGTTCCGCCTTCGCCTTGATTTCCCATTTCGTTAAGCATAGTCATTTGTTACGTTCTCCGTTTTCGTTGGATACAATTATTTATAAGTTTTGATTTCTCCAGAAATCGATTTTTAGAAATTTTTTGTGATAAAGTCAATAAAAGCTGCTCGCTTTACTTCATCTAGTCGTCTTGTGGGTGCATTCTTGATAGCCTTGACTGCACGATCGATATCTTTTTCAACATATCGCCCGTCTTGGTAAATCCATTCTTTGCCTTCAAGAATACCATTTACAAAACAGTCTGGACCGGATGGATCAAACACGATGTCTGCCGCAGTAGCGAGAGTAAAATCTTCGCCGACCACTAGCGTACCGTCGCTTCTTTCGTTGAGCGATCCCATACCACGAGACGAAACGCCTAGTTGTGCGCCGCCTTCAAGTAGCCCTTTTACAGTCTGCCCGCATTGTGTGTTTAGAACCTTTGCCTTACCTATGTAGTTGTTTCCGTCTGCTCGTAGTTCTACGATTCGGTGAGATACACGGTCTGGATTGATTTGGCATGATTGTGGGTGATTCAGTTCACCAAGCGCACGACCTGTTTTCACGAATTGTTCAGAGTATCGCGAGACTTCTTTTTCCATCACATGCTTGGGATAGATTCGCCCGTTGTGGTTCTTTAGTTCTGATTGCAGAAAGACACCTTCGATGAAGTATTCTTGCTTACCATCAGTAGATTCTGTCAGCACATTAACCGACTGTGTGTGTTCTGTTATTAGTTTCAAAGTGATCGTCCTTTTTCTCGCCAGTCGCTAAACTTTAGCCGGGATTCTTTTATGTTACTAGCCTTTTGATGAATAGTAGATACTGTGGAATCTGGTAGCATCTTGAGAGCATTGAACACTGCATATGAAAGTTGTGATTCGCCTTGCCCCTTTACTTTAAGCATCTTTGCGATTGCTTGAAGTTTCTTACCCTTTGATCCCATCAATGAAGTGATATACTGTTCGGTGTCTTCGTTCATTCGTAGTGATCGCATTCTGTTTTTGGCTAGAAGTGATACGAATTTGATGTTTGCTGCTGCGATTTGTTTTAGCAATTGTGGTTTCTTTGCCTTAAGCATATCCAGCAATGCAATCAATCTTTTGTATGTTTCAGATGACGGGTCTATACTATTGATTGATCCATACTCTTTGCGTAGAGTATTTATCAAGGCATCGGTCATCTTTTTATCGTTTGCTTTTTGTGATGGCGATTTTGCTGTAGAAAACGATCCGCTTGATGAAAAGTTCATGACCGGTTTTGCTACGGCTTCTGATACAGTGAATGGGTCGATGTTATTCTGTTTCATCAATCTCTGCGTCCTTAATGGGCGATCCCTTTTGAGGCTTTTCTAGCTTCATTGATTTGTCTTCTTGATCTTTTTTAACGATTGATGGCTTGCCTTTTTCACCCGGCTTTAGATCAGACTTGAAGTTTGCGAATGTCTTTGGTGTGGTATCAATTCCGTCGCCCTTGTTGTCGCCACCATCGCTCTTATCATCGTTTGCTTTTGCTGTATCAGACTTTTTTTTGTCCGCGTCCGACTTCTTTTTGTCGGCGTCTTTCTTCTTATCGTCGGCAGCTTTTTCGTTTTTTTTGCCTGCTTCCTTACGATCATCTTCTGCTTTTTTATGAACCGGATCGGGAGCATTCTTTTTCTTGTCTTCTGCCTCTGTGAGCGATCGGATATACTCGATGTCTTCCACAAAGAATATATTTTCAAGAAAGTTGTCTAGCTGCTTTGGTGTGATAGGATATCGTACAGTGGTATCTCGTGCAACCTTTTCTAGCTTTTCAATTCCATGCTTTTCAATCTGCGACATGAAGTAATCGATTGCTTCTTTGTCGTCATCTGAATATCGCTTGTATTCGCGGGTTTTCTTGTATGCATCATCGGCTTCTGACAGAACTGCCTCTTCGAATAGGATATCATAGTTGATGCCCGATACTTCTTTGCTGAATTGTGAAAACGTTGTTGCAGACGGGTTTGATGCGATTGTCTCTGGTAGAAAATCTTCGAAGCATAGAGATGTGCCTGTAGATCGTTTTCTATCTGCTAGCCATTCGATGAAGTCGTGATTGTCTATCTTGGATTCAAAAAACACTCGTGCAGAGCCGTTTCGTTCCGTAGAGATGCATTCGTTCGATGTGATCGAATATTCTTTGATTGCGTTTGCAAAGTTTGATGCATCGATAGAATCTGTAAAGTCTACCACATACTCGACCGATTCGTTTTTGGCGAGCTTTGTTGCAGTGGCATACATGACTGACTTTGCATCGTCGCCATATCGCTTACTGAAATCGTCTTTGCTACGCTTCATAGCCTTGACGATCTTTTCTTTTTTATCAACTTGTGGTTTTGAGAGTTTAGCCATTTAGATTATCCGCGTTGTCCAATTCCTCGTATTATTTTTTGTCGGCTGGTGACATTGCTTTGGCTTCATCAAGACCAAGAAAGTTTCGTGCTTCTGCAATTGTTTGTCTGGATTCGCTTCGGATATCTTTTTGGATTGCCTTACGTCGCTTGGTTAGATATTCGTCCGATGAGTCTGAATCGCCATCATTGTCAACGTCCGAATCTTCGTCGCCGACATCATCTAGACCGTCGCCATCGTCTTCTTTATCGTCGTTGTCTTTTCCGTCAACGTCTGCGGCTTCGTCTAGTTCTTCTTCTTCTTCATCGTCATATGATTCGTCTTCATCTTTTGATTCATGAATACCACCCGCAAGTTCGGTGCGTCGGGCATCAATACCATCTGCACACTTGACTTTCATTGCCTTGTCTAGTGCTTCGGCAAAGTCGGTTGGGGAACCACCTGTTACAGTGTTCATAAGTTCGTCTAAAAGTTCTTCGTTGATGTTCATAGGTATTTCCTTTTTTAGTATCTACTTCCACCAAATCCGCCTCCGGATTGGTCTTCTGATTCTTGGTTATAGTGTCCGTCTGCTTTTTCTTTATCAAGCATTTCACGAGTTTCTTTGATTTTTGTATCAGTCATGCCAAAGATGTGTCGCTGTACATAGTCGTGTGAGAAGTATATGCCGACATATTCTTTTACTTCGTTTGCTGCTCGTATTCGCTCTTGAAGAATATCTAGTTCTTTGAGTTGAGAGAAATACGAATCCTGTGCATATACAAAGTTGATCTTTTCACAAATCTTTTTCCAGTCGCCTAGCGTGATGACCTTCTTAAGAACAAGCTGTACGCGAAGTGCCTGTATGAACACGTTTGAAAACTTGTTTCGAAGCACATCAACTAGTCGTGCAAACTTGACTTCATCCCGAGTAATTTCTGATGCTCTTCCTAGAGCAAACCCATTTTCTGGTTGTAGCCGAGTGATTGGAACATTGAGAGATTTGTACAATCTTTCTTTGAAGTATGTAACGTCTTCAATCTGCGATAGGTTTTGCCCACCGGGAAGCGTTGTTACTTCTGTTCCTCTACCACCTTCACGACGCGGAAACCAGAAGTCATCCGTAATCGTCATGTGCTTTCCTTCGTTGACAAGCTGCCCACTGTCGGCATCATAAAGCATACGCTTTCGATATCTGTTCATTGTATCTTTGACGTACTGCTCTGCCTTTTTAGATGGCATCGAACCAACGTCAATATAGAATACTCTTCGTTCTGGTGCGCGGGAGAATCTATAAACAACAAGCGAATCTTCCATCATCTTCAATTGATTTAATGGTCGAATCGCTTTGTGTAAGTGTCCGACTACGCGATTTGATCGTGAATCAAACAAGCCTGATGTAACATGAATTACTGAATCGTCTGACAAGACTGCATTACCTGTAGATGATCCCGAAAGTGCTGCCCCTGCTGAACTGATTGATCCGCCTGTACTGTTCTTTAACTGTACTGATTGATCGTATGAATATATCGATTCGATCTTCTTAACGAACTTGGTTTTCGATTCGGGGTCTTCGTCTTCAATGATCTTTGTGATCTTTTTGAGTCTTCGCGGATCAAGTTTTTGAAGATTTAGAATTCCCTTTTCCGGATTTTCTTTATCAATTGATATGTGATAAGCAAGTCTGCCATCAACATACCACCGCTTAAACAGATCATGACCGTCCGATGAAAATTTCAGCATAGATAAAACAGTATCAAACTCTTTTGAAATCTTTTGCTTGATCGAATCGTCCACATTTAGTCCGGACAAATCGATTGATACCGGTTGCCTGTCTTCGTTGTATACAATTGCTTCATTGCAGATGTCGGTGACTGCATCATCAACGTCTTGGTGCATGAGCATTGAACGATAGCGATTGACAAGTTGCCCTTCGTTTTCGCGTGATGCATCAATTTCGTATGGTGTTCCAAATCGACCGCCATAAATCAATGCATCAGATTCATTTAGAACATCGTCTGGTGCTGTTACCGGCTGAATCCGTTGTTCTTCGGATTCTTCTTGAGATGTTTTAGTAAGGGAGTACCCAAAAAGTTTCAATATATTATCCTCATGATGTAAAAAGTGTATCTACGTACTAAAATTAGCTAGATAGGTTGGTGATACCAGATCGTGTCCAGTATTGGTATTGTAGTGTTACTTGGAATTCTTCAAGTGTGTTTCCTTGAGAGTGTCCGACAGTAATTTCACCAACACTTTCAGGATAGCATGACAAAATTTTGTATGTTGCCGCTACTGTACCGTCTCGCTTAAGCTGATCAACTTCCCAATCAAACATGTATTCATCTACATCTAGTGCTGATTTGTTGTTAAAGTGACCGTTGACAATTTCACTCCACTGCTCAAACGCATCTCGGATTGCGAAATCGTTTGTGTTGTATACAGTGATTGTCCACGGATCGAATGTTCGATCTCCTGCTAGTTTCAATTCTCGTCCTCTGTATGGTACGGGAATTGTACCAACATTATCTGCTGGTAATGATGCTGCGTTGATAAGAAATTGCATATCGCTTACTGATACGGTAGGGAAGTTTCCACGAACTTCGAATAGGTTTGCTCTTGCCCCACCGTCTCGCATTGCATTCTTAAAAGAATCTATTTGCATGTTTTTTGTTTTTGCCATCTTAAGATGTCTCCGTTGTTTTGTTACTAGTTGTGTATTATTTAGATGCCAAGTTCATTGAAGTCGATACCAGATCGTGTTGCTATGAAGTTCAACTGAACAAAGTTAATGCTCTTGTTTGGCTTGACATAGATATCTGCAACAAACTCTTGGCGATCTACAACATCAGATGTGTTGTTTGTATCGTTACACACAACACGGAAATCTGTGATACCGTCTCTTGCTTGAATATTTCGCAAGAATGGTTCGATTTGATTCACGAACTGTGATCGTGTGAACTCATCATTGAATTCAAACAGTGCAAAGTTTGCTGCGGTCGCGATGCTTTTTTCCATTACGATGAACAAACGTCGGACGTTGATTCGGTCGAATGCCGATGGACGGTCAAGAAGCGTCTTGTCTCCAAGGAGAACAGTACCTTGTCCTGCAAGTTGCACGACTGGATTGATGCCTTGCTTGTATAATGCGTCTCGGTCTGCTTTGACCGGATTGTATGCGAGCTTGACAACATTCTTGACTTGTCCGCGATTGAATCCCGCTGGTGAGAACCAAGGGTCTTGTTCGAAATCAGTCTTTGCACAAAGACCCGCGATGTCTCCGTTTAACGGAACCCATCGGAACGTGTCGTTGTAGCGATCGTACTGATATTTCCAACCAGTATCTAGAACTGCATATGAAGATGAGCGTGCAAGCCCGGTGCCTTCAAAGTCCAA